TGAGAAGTAGCTAACTCTTGGAATGGAGTACCATTGGTAGCAAGAGACTTAGTTTGATAGCCCATACCATCTTCTTGCGGCTCACCAATGAATACAGGAATCATATTATGAGCATTAGTTTGCAGCTCAGCATAGATGATGACACTATGGTTTACAATATGTAGCTTATAGACTTGTGGAGTCTGGCCGCCAGGTATTCTTAGATCAAACTCCTCAGGAAGGATCCTGGCATAAAGAGTTGTGAGCTCATATGAATCTTTATAGTCCATATTTCTGCTAGCTTTATTCATACCAGCCCAGCTACCCCAATCAAAGTTAAGAGAGTTACTGATCTCAGAGAACACATCACTATTGATTTCAGGAATGAAGTAACCCTGAGTGTTAGTATTGCTAGTAGTAGGAGAAGCTGTAGAGGAGTTAAAGGCAGGAACTATATTAGCCAGTATCTTCTCAGGAAGAGATGCTATGAATCCTTTAAGTTCTATACGAGACATGATCTGAGTGCGGCCTGCGAACTCTCCTCGCTTATAGACTTCAGAAGCTGGTACTCTAGTATCTACAAAAGTGTTATATGGATCCCAACGAGTCAGCTTATTGCCGCTCCATATAACCTTCTTAGCTTCGCCAGTAGGAGCCTGACCTTCTCTATTGACAGTCTCAACAGCAGCTGTCACTTGCTCTTCCCAGCAAACTTCCATAGGCGCAAAGTTATACTTAGCACCATCTCTGAAAGACATCATTAGTTCTCGCTTCCAAGTGCCTCTGATAGACTGTTCTTCAAGAGCAGTAGTTAGCTGCAGTGCAGCATCCATATACTCAGGCCCAGCAACAGCTGAGAACAGAGGATATTCTTGAAGAAACACAGAGGTTTGATAAGTCACTGCTGACTCAACTTGAGGCATAACAATAGGAACTGTTATATCTTGATACTTAGAGGAATCACCACGCTTGTTAGCTGCCTTAGCTTTCTCACTAGCAACTGTTCGCAGCACTTCTCTCTGATAGGTTCTATCTATGTACTGGTATCTTTCTCTCATAGTATCTCTTGAGATGTTCTGAAAGTTCTGGATACCATTGTAGTATTCTATAAACGAATCTTGTGACTTCTTACGGATAGGTACAAATATAGAACCTGCCATTAGTTAATCCTGTCTCTTAGGTTGGTATTCAATATGGAAGTGATTGTGCTCTTGTATGATCTCTAACCACTCTCTAGGTATTCCTTCAAAGGAGCAGAAGTCACTAGCACAACGGTCGATTATATCTTTCTGCATAGTAGCATTATACTCTATGCCATTAAAAGAGAAAGTCCAGCTGCGAATGTCAGCAGCACACGCTGGAGTAGCGTAATGTAGAGAGTTCTTACCATGTCTAGTCATAGACTCTGAACCGGAAGTAATAGTAACTTGCTGTCCATAAGAGTCTAGTCTAGTGTTAAGTTTAAATAGAAACGCTGTGATCATTGGATGGAACTTAGTTTCTACGCTTGCATCTTTAATTCTCATGCTCTGGGCTTCCTGTGGGGTTAGAATGCTGAATTGTCCATTACTAATTCTAAGGCATCATACTCTTGTGACTCAATAAGACTTCCTGCTATTACGAATTCGCCGAACTCCTGTAATATACGAGGCATGTAAGTAAGTAAATCTAAGATGCCATCTGTATTGTCTCTTTTAAGAGGATTGAATCCTGTAATCTGGAGATGAGAAGCGGGCCTAGCATCATGATCTATATAGATGTCTCCTTTAGCATATCCTAGTATCATTTCCAGTATGCGCGCATTCTTAGACTTAACTCCTGAATATATAGGAACACAGTGTATGCCTGATATTCCTTTCTGAAGACAGATGAAATCAAACCAGTAGAGCATAGAGTATTGGTAAGCATTAGCTTCTACAGCTATCAATCTACAATTATGTGTCAGTGCGTAGTTAAGAGCGTGACCAATAGTCTCTCCAGGAGAGAATCTGCCCTCTTTAACTTCCATAAGTACAGGAGAGCCATCATGGACTTCACCATAGCCTACAGATACAGCATCAGAGCCTAGTTTATCTGTTGCAGGATCTATTACTATAAAGTTACCGCCGGGAATATCTCCCTTAGTCATGGGCAGTTCAGGTAGTTTAGAGAGATCTATTAGATTGTTAGCTTGTATGTTCTCATCATTTAAGACTTCTGAGTAGAAGATCTCAGGATGTCCCATAGATAGATCATTCTCAAACTCAGCTAACAGCTGCTTTACTGGATGTAGTTCCTCCCATAGAGAAGTTCCATCTTCTAGTATTCCGCCCGCTATAAACTTAGTCCAAGTAGGGTTAGTCTTAAGCTTACGAAGAATAGAATGAGGAGTTGGATACATGTTAGCTACAAATAAGAACATACAGCCATCGTATGCTTTAGCTTTCATAGCAGTACCAACCATCCAAGTCATGAGGTTGTTAGATATAGTCTCTGAGTCCGCTTCCTCTCTAGATTGAATATCTTCAAAGATCATGACATCAGGGCGCGAATTCTTTACATTAAGTCCTCGCAAGTCTCCACCTACGCCCATTGTACCTAGTACTATGTTTCTTCCTCTATACCCAAACTTCTTCATCTTCTGAGTATCTTTCTCCATGCCTATCTTCCAGTCACCAAATACAGTCTTTATATTTGGCTCCTCTAACATGTCTACAATATCAGCTAGTATGTTCTCTGCCTTAGCTTGTGTATTAGAGATTATAAGTATGAATCTACGATCAGTGAAGAGGATGCAATACATTATGAATATTTTCATTAATGTAGTCTTACCAAAACCACGAGGGAGTCCTAATGCAAGCTGTGGAAAGGAGCGCTTGAGATGTACAAAAGATAGAAGCCACTGCCAGACAGATATAAAGACTGGTGGGTGGAGATACTTAAAGACTGTAGGCATCACTATGCCCGCTAGAAAATCTAAACTCTTACGAGCCAGTGACTCTACTTCTTCTGTTGAAACTCCTACCTCTTCTACAAAGTTCGGCTCATCCTCATTAGAGCGGCCTGGAAGTATAGTAGATGGAAGAGGTATATTGGAGGAGTCACTAAGAGTCTCTGCAGGTCCTCCTAAGGAAGCTAATAGATCTTCATCTTTATATGCCATTAGCTGTACGTATCCTATCTTTCTTGTGAGCTGAGGAATTAAGGCCGCGAAGTGTATTAGCTAGAATCGTACTAGCCTTGCTTACTTCTGCTGTTGTATGAACCAACTTGACTGGAGTATCACGCGCATGAGAGTGCAGGTCTCTATAGTGCATAGAGCTGCGAGTTCGCATATCTGCAAATAGTTTATCTATCCTAGTCTTCTTGTCCTGTGTCATTAGATTCACCTTTCTTAGCTTCGTACGCTAAGTTCCTCTTTTCTATGGTATCTTCCATTTGAGTTAGAAGTGTACCGGAACCTATTGTAACGAGCTTCTGATCTCCTGCTTCTATTACTTGATTGTGGATGTTTTTTGTAAACACTTGAGTTATAGCTGTAGGAAGTACTAAGGTTACTATATTAGTATGAGATCCTACAGAGTCTGGTGCCGCTGATCCTCTTCTTTTAGCTCCGTTGACAGTACTAATTGCTTTAAGTATTGTATCAGGTCTTACCATAAGAGGAAGCGAATTCTTAAGTTTAAATAATAGATCATCTTCTAGAGAGTCATATGCTAGATCTCTAGTGTTATGTTTCTGTAATGATTCATAGCGTATCTCTGCAACTCTACTAGCGAAGTCTTCTTGAGATAGAAGTTGTGAGATCCTTCCGGGAGAGACTCCTAAAGCAATGGCAGTTTGTTCAGCAGATGTGCCTTTCCCTAAGAGAAGCAATGCACGCTCCTCAGTAGAAGTAGCAATGCCAGTACCTGTTACATTACCTAATGTAGGAGAAGTGATTGCGGGAATCTGTGCAGAATCTGCGGCGCCATATCCTAATGAATCTAATGTGATCTGATCTGACATATCTGCGCGCCGCTAATTACTTTAGTGGGAGCATTATACATACACCCCCTTAGCTAGAAAAGCGAGGAAATGGCTAGATAGAAAAATCTACCACTCCTTATAATAGTATGTATGAGAGTGTTATTAGGAGTATTAGATTAAGATAGAATAAGTAAAAAATTTAGGAATATTAAAAGAGCTGTATAGTATATAGCGTCAGCCGAGAACTGAAAAAGCCTTAGCCCCCTCGTTAGATTGTTGGAACAGATAGACACTGTTAGATTGTTAGATAGGATACACCCTAGTCAGCTTGTTAGTGCGCGCAGCTAGATTGCATCGTTAGGCATACACCCTTAGTTAGCTTGTTAGATAGGATGATAGGATG